CCTCCACTCGGTTTCTGATAGGCGGTTGCACCAGCAGACGCACCACTGCGGATTGTTGCCAAGTCGTTGATAACATCCTGCTTGGCATCGAGCAGGGCATCCAGCTGCGCCTTCGTTGGCAATGCCGCCAGTTTCGCAACATCGCCCGAGGTGATTCCCGACTGGATAGCCGCCCACTGCTCAGCCGTGAATGGCGTACTTTCTATCTTGTACTCGAAAATCCAAGCCGTGCCGTTGTACTTATAACGGTCGTAGTACTCGTTCCCCTGCTGGTCGTACTCAATGACAAAGCCGTAGTCGTTGTTGGTCGCTCCCGTCACCGCCTGCAACTCTGCCAGCGAGTTGTAAGTACCTTTGAACGTGGCGGTGTTCGTGGCGATAGAACTGTTCACGAAATTCTTATCCGCCAGCTGATTGCTTGCGCTTGCCGCACTGGGTATCTTCGCCTCTATCGCATCAATGTCGTTCTCAACGGGCGTGAGGTCTGACTGTTGCAAGGCGGTTGCACCCTTGGCCGCACCGCTGCGGATTTCGCTCAAGTCTTGGATGGTCGGCTGCGCACCCACGTCGTTAGCATTAAGCGTGATGTCCTGCGACAACGCCTTGCCGTTTACCGTGCGTGTTGTAGGTACTGCACCCACCTCCGTAGCCGTGTACGTTGGTTTCTGCGGCTGCAATGCCCACGCAGGCACATCGGGGATGGATTCCTCAACGGCTTGCAGTTCCTCGTCCGTGGCATATTCCGAAAGGTCGGGTTTGTTCTGAATATATGACGGGGCATTGGGGTCTGTTTCGTCCCAGTCAGCCTGCACCGTACCGCCACCTGCAAAGGTATAAAAGACACCATTTAACTCGTATGTCTGCGAATCAAACGTGGCGGCTATCTCTGCGGCACTGGTGGCATCGTACACCTCAATGCACGGGTCAGACTTGTACCGCCTTTTCTTGCCCTGAGTGTCCGTGCAGGTGATTGTCAGTGTATATACACCAGCCGCAATGCTCCCGTTGTCGGACACGTAAACCACATTATCCGTGACGCTTGTCTGCGGACAGTATTGCCTCCTTGCAGTTGTGCAATCCAGCACGGCACGCACTGGCTTTGTAGTGTCGGGGTAGAAATCGACTGTTTCCGTCACCATCTCTCCGTTGAGCATTGAATGCTCGATGGCGGTCATCACCACATTTATTGCCAGTGGGTTGCCCTCAACAAATTTTATCGTTATCTCTGCCACGTTTTAATCTCCTATCGCTTTAATTGTTGCCCTTGACTGTCTTACTGGTCTCACATTGCAGGCGTGCATCTTGGCATACCGTTGGCACGAACCAAGAAAACCCTCGGCAACCTCCATCACGTCATTATACTGTTTTAAGTTCGGGTCTACATGACTGGCATACTGGTCGTTATGCCGCATCAGTCCATCCCGTGCGATGATGCTACCGTCCGCACGTCCCATTTTTGCCCATACGTAATAGGCGAGAGCCTTACGCAGACCAGCACACCACTCGCTGCGCTCATTGCATCCGCAGTCATTAAAGACGAATGCACCGCCATTCATGTATATCTCGGGGTCGAAACTATCATCGAACACACCGCCCAGCGTCACATCATCCACGTAATCGACACAAGCGGCGAACACATCATAACCGATGGTCGGGATAATATATACATCCTCGCACTCCGTGATAAATGCCTGCACTTCGTCATCATCCAAATGCACGCTCGTTGGCCGTGCCAACTCCGCGAACTGTATCGGGGTTAATAAGTGCCCCCTCTCCGTGTTACATACGCAACTCATGCCGTAGCCTCCGAATTAATGTACCGTAACGACTGGATGCTGGTGTCTGCATCCCTTACCGTTATATCATGCCAGTGTGCCAGCACCTCGCTAAACGCACGGGATATGAACCTCTGCTCGTTAGTCACCTCGCCAGCGTAATACTCGTAGGCGTCACGCATCACCGTGCCACTGAATCCCAGTTTACCGATACGGATGGCGTAGAATAGTTCTTGATGGAACTGGGCGTAAATCCTTTCTACGGTACTGTTGTCCGTAGTCTCAAACTCTTTGTCGTAGTTTCTGACGGGGAACTGTACCACCTTCGGCTCGTCCTCTTGGTTCTCCAGTTCGACCAGCAGGATTTTGCCAGTATTCTCGTCACCCTGGAACTGTCGCAAGTCATCCGTGTCTATCATGTGTTGCTCTATCTCGCGCCCGTCCTTATCAATCTGCGGAACGCCTTTCTTTGTGATTAGCATACAAGACACGAGGAAATTATTACGCACGTTTCTGTATTTCACGTTACCCAATCCCTCGTCCGTGCTGATGTCCGTAATGGCGGCATCATAGATGGGTGTCGGGTACGTGTTCTTCCCGTCCATAGAACACCAAAGTATCTGCCCCTTGTAATAGTCGATTCCTCCTGCCTCGGCTACTTGCGCCAGTACCACGTTCGGGTCGGGATTGTACACATGATGACGGGTTATATGTTCCTCATCGACTGCCAGTCTTTTGCCGTTCACCGTGCTGCGTCCCGTCCAGTCCTTATGCGTCAGTATATGCGCCACATGACCAGCATCGTCGCATTCCTCCAGTCTGCAACACTCAAACGGTACGTGGTTTACCTCTGTAATCTCGCCCAGCACGTTATAATTGACGTGCAAGGCAAAGCCACCGAACCGGGACAAATCCCTCGCCACGTCCTTTAATAAATCGTCTGCCGTTCCGTCACGGTTAACCTTGTAGCCGCTCAACACATCACCGAGAAAGCCGTTACCCTCAATGAACTTTGCATAACGTGCAAGACACAACTCTGCCGTGCCGCTTGCCTCCGTTATACGCTGCAAGTGTTGCGGATATAGATTGTCCGCACCATACGTCTGCATCCGAAAGCGGTTAACGTACTCCACATCGAATCGTGGCTTGGGTATCTTGGTATTCTTGACGTTCATAGTTATTTTTCCGAAATTTTGCGCCTAACGGGTTTTCTTGCCTTACCCTTAGTAACTACACCCCCAACGGGTTTTAACGGCTCAGAACCGCTTATTTGCGTTTTCTCGACATACTTCGCACGGCTTGGGAACATCTTGATATATTCCTCGGCTATCTCGTCCGTCAGATTACTGTTCGAATATATCTCGCCATTGTGGAACGTCGGGCAACTGATAATAAAACCAGCACGCAGGCGATATTTGCAACTCTTTTTCATAGTCTTGTTTTTACGTAGATATAAACAGATTTCAATCAGTGCGTCATGATAGCATTGCTGGCAAGTTGTCGGGCGAAATGTCTTGCCCAGTACCTCGCTATACATCTGCACGATGTCGGCTTTCTCGGAGAGTGAGAACGAGCGGTTAAACTTCGCCCTCAACTCGTCCGACTTAGCCACACATTGTTCGTAGGTCATGCTGCCGACTTCAGCGACTCATACTGTGCCGCAGTAGTGGTCGCATCGGTATTCCAAAGGAACATGCCCGACTTCGGTGCATTCTGTTCCTGCAAGGTAATGAGCCATCCGCCCTCGGTGTCCTCACTGTATTTGTCGTTCGTGCCTGCACTTGCACGGCATCCTTGATGGTAGCCAAATATCTGATACTCGCCATCACCGATTGCGCCCTTGTTCTTATTCTTGAGAATCAGAACGAAATTGCCGTTGGTGAGTGCATCGATAATCTTATTGCAGGCGGTGGGGTCGTTAGCCAGTACTGCAATGGGTATGTCATGCGTCCAAGTGTTGCGGTATGTGCCCACATTCAGATTGGATGCCAAACCAGTGAACGGAGTATTACCCAACTGTGCAACCTCGTAGGCTTTCTTACCAGGTTTCAACACCAACGTCTTAACGATGTTGTTATTCGTGCTATCAACCACGCAGTTGGCAAAGTCCACATCTTCACGGTTGATGATAAGCCCGTCAGCCTCCATGCCACGCACAGACATCACATCGCAATCAAAGGCGATGTCCGCAGAAATAAGAGCCTCGCATAATTGTGCCATATTCTTTCCTTTTCCTTTTCAAGTTAAACAAAAGGACGTAGGGGGAACGCATCCCCCTGCCGCCCATATTAGTATGCTACATGAACATTATCGGGCATTGCCACGCGTGTGTCCATCTTACCAGTGGCGTAGATGTGGTTCATGCGGTTCACTCGGTCGAAGATGATGTCGAGGTCATCGACTGGGTTCTCCTTATCCACACCGACCAGCAAGTTAGCAGGATTGGCGAGAACGGCACGGAATGGCTTGTTCCACTTTGCGCCAGTATTCTCGTAGGTGTCAATCATGTAGTCCCATGTCTCGATTGCACCGATGCGCACACCGTTGTAGTAACCAAGATAGAAACCATCGAAGATACGCTCAAACGGCATATTGTCCTTGTAAGTGACTTTGATGTCGTGTGCGAGGTAGTCAGCGAATTTCTTGTTCACAAACAGTGTAGCCTCACCGTTGGCATTGACACGGCTTGAGGCATCGAGCAGGATGGTATCAACCAAACCAGTAGCGTATCCGCTTGCCAGCATTGCCGACTTCTGGGCAGCATAGCTGGCGGCAGCGTTAGCCGAAATCTGGGTCAGCTGCGATGCGTTGGCAGTTGCAATGGCGAACAAACGTTTCCACAGACCATCGCAAGTGGTCAGCAGGGTTACGTCTGTGCCGTTAGTGATATTACCACCGTTGGCAATGGTAGCGGCTGCGGTATCACCGAACCAAGCGAAACGCCAAATCATGCGCTTAACTTGCGTTACGAGCAGTTCCATATAAATCGCCATGAAGTCAGTGCCAGTGAGGTCACCGATAGCCGTGCCAGTACGCAGCGAATACTCTGCGATGGTGTCTTCAAGATTCTCGTAGCAAATCTTCAATGCGATTTCCCACGCACCCAGTGCCCAGCGTTGCAGGGCGTTATTGATGCCAATCTCTTCATACGTGGGATTGCATCCTGCACCAGCGTGTCCGACTGCATCCATCTCACCGATAACGGCAAGGGGCGCACCGTTCTTCACTCTCTTAATGGTTACAACCTTGCGGATGTCCTCGTCGTCGATAACTTTCTTGATTACCGCCTCACGCAGCGAATCCAAGTTCTCGGGTTGCAGCGGTATGTTCTGAAAATACTTAGCCATTTCTTAAAACTCCTTTTTACTTTGATTTCTTTTGATACATTTTGTCGTGGGCGGCGATGATGTCCGTGGCACTCATTCCAGTGTCATGCTTTACGGCTTGCTTGCCCTGCGGCTGGCGGCTCTCGGGCTTGTATGTGCTGGCGAACCGTGCCAGTGCCTTTTCACCTCCTGCCATCTTCACTGCATTGAGAATCCGCAAATCGTCCTTTGTCTTGGCATTGCTCTCCGCATCGGCAAGACGTTGTTTCAGTTCCTCGTTCTCTTTCTCCAGTTCGGCAATTCGCTCCCGTAGACGTTGCTCCTCCTCGTCACGGTCATCGAGTTCCGTTTCCTGCATTTCTCCTTTCTGTTCGTCAGCGTCCTCGCCCTCGGGAGCATCGTCTTGTGCAGGGCGTATCTCGCTGATGACACCATCTACGACTACGATGGTAGTGCCATCGGGCATCAGATGCTCGCCATCGGGGCGCGCAACGTCACCAACTTCGGGCGAACCATCCTCACGGTCAACAGTAAGCACGTCACCGTCAGCCGTGTTCAAATCCATGCCTTTTAGGTCTTCGTCCTTGAAATCATCCAACGACTTTAAACCCAGTTTGGCAAGAATGCGGTCAAGGACGCTCGCCTTAACCTCGATTTTCTTTTCTGTCATTCTTTCCGAATTTACGTTGTTAGTACTCTTGTTAATTATCTCTTTGATTTCGCATTTTTCTTTCTTCGATGCCGACAACGGGGCGGCTATCTCTCCGATGATACCCAGTTGCAGGGCACGCTCCGTATCGATGTATTTATCTTCATCCATCAACGACTGGATTTCCGCACGGTCGCATCCGCAGCGTTCCACGTACAAGTCAACCATCTTTGCCTGCTCTGCACGCAGGTCGTTGGCGTACTTCTGCAAATCATCTGCCGTAACCGCATCACCTAACGCCCACGGGCACATCCACGGGTTATGCACGCAGATATGTGCCGACTGGTATGCCCTGCGCCTCTCCTTTGGTGCAGCCATCAGAATGACTGTCGCCATGCTTGCGCAGTTACCCTCTACCGTTGCCGTGATTCTCTTGCCAGTGGCACGCAGGCGGTCATATATTGCCCATCCCTCCGTAACACTGCCACCATCACAGTGCAGGCGTATGTCGATGTCATCGTCTTTCTCGGACAGTCCATTGCAGAACGTGTCAATGTCTTTAAAGCACACGCCCTCTGCCTCGCCCCAAAAGGATGCGACTGCCTTCTGTTGCTCGGACTGAATATAGTTGTAAATCTTCAATGTTGCCATATATC